ACTGGAACCTTGTTTGCACCACCACCAGCAACAGTCGCAGCAAATGTCGTGCTACTGCCATCAGTGATGAATGCGCGAGCCCCTGCCCCAGCGTTAACGGCTGTGGGAAGCTGGACATAAGTCACAGGCGTTGTCTGCACTGATGCACAGGTGACAGCGCCAAAGTTTACCTGAACGTATTCGATAAGTGTTGTAACAGAGCAACGACGAGCGTCACCTTGGTTGGTTACGAACAGCGGTAACTGATCTCCACCGGAGACCTGAGTTACAGTTGGAAGCTGATTAATTGTAGGCATTGTTTAACTCCATTCAAATGGGCCATCAGGCCCTGCATTTAGAGGATCGTAAGGAATCCGAACGAAAGGATTATCCCAGCGCCAAGGCTTGTTGCCCTGACCTAATGGCATTGTTGATGGAAGTTGTTGTTCAAGCGGGAATGTAGCGCGTTGCAGCAATACGTTATAAGCGCCCTTAGCTGATACCTTAGTGTCAGGCGATACAGTCTTGCCGTAGCCAGGGGCAATCCGAATGGCTAGGTTTGTGATGATAGCTTCCCATGCGCTGTCAGGCACATTGGTTTCTGTATCTAGGTCGCTGTCTTGTGGGCTGCTTGGCATTGCGTAACCAAGACGGATGCCAGCAGCGTTCCATTCAGCAATCATGGAATCTAAGCGCCGCAAAGCACCCTCTAGCTGTTCAGGCTGAAGGTCAAAGACGTAATCTGCCAAGCCTATTTCTTCAAAGGCTGACGTTACGAACTGGCGCTTTGTATAACCCATAATTAATTTCCAGTTCCAGAATGAGTCATAAGATAATCCGAAATGCCAGAAACGCCCTGTGGTTGTGGCGTTTGTTGTTGGCCAATTTGCGGAATATATCCAATCTGATCCCAGTATTTTTTGTAAAGTTTTGTAAACTTATCAGCCATTTCTGGCGTCTCAAACTTAATAAAATCACGGCGCTTTAACGCTTCATCAAAAGCAGCGTCACCATAGTCTTGCAGCTCGCCACTTTCATTTAACATTACGCGAGGATAGGCATAAGCCTTTCCGTCTGCTGTTTTATATTCCATCTTGTGCGTCATGACTTGCTGTTTTTTAGGGTCTTCAGTGTCAACTGTAACTGGTGCATTAAATGGAAATAGAATACGTTTTACAAATGGCTTTGCGCTGTTATCACGCAAAACACGTTCAATGCCAGATTGCCTGTATAGCTCATCTTCAAACTCTGAAATTGTTCTATTAGGATTCATATCTCTTGTAGACATGCTATACTTCCAATGCTGACATTGTGCGTCCCGATAAGTTATATCAGAAATTCGCACATTAAACGACTAACTATTTTTTCTTCGCCTTAACTGGCTTTGCAGTCTTTGCTGATGCAACAAAGTCAGCTTTTGTTGGAGCGCCTTTGCTTCCAGGCTTCTTCATGCGCTCTGGTGTTTTGCCAGCAGCCTTCTGAGCCTTAATGCGGTTACGTTTCGCATTGATGTTTGCGTACAGGCCCATCTTCATTTCTTTTTCATCTTCTTGGTCATGCCAGCTTCAGAAAGAGCGATGGCAATAGCTTGCTTGGCGTTCTTAGCCATAGGAGCTTTCTTTGGCCCTTTAGGATTAACACCAGCGTGCAGCTTACCAGCCTTAAACTCACCCATAACTTTGGCGATCTTCTTAGCGGCTTTGGTAGGTTTCTTTGCCATCTTTGTTTCCTCTGAATAAAAGAGGGGGAAGCCGAAGCTCCCCCCATCCCTATTAAGTTTGGTTGAAAAGAAGAACGCCAGCCATTTCTGGGTTCGTCATTACAACACCGTACAATGTATCCAGCGTGTAAAGCGTCTGGAAGGTCAGTGGATCGAACTTCTTGGTCATGACCAATTCGATACCCTGATCCGTAGCAGCACGCAGTACGTCAACGCCAGCACCATCTGGAACAGCATAACGGCCTGGGAGGAGTTCGATTGAATCCTTGCGCCAGAACGGGTTGATGTTCGAAGCTACCTTGTTCAGGAAGTTCAAAGATGCAGTTGCCGAAGTCGATGCAACTTCCACGTTCTTATACTGTTCTTCAGCATCAGTTGGTGACGAATTAGCGCCGATGATTGGAGGGCTGATAACCATTGTAGTGCCATCAACAACATCAATAACACGGAAGGTTTTCAACTGACCTGTCGTGCGCTTCGTGATGTGGTGAACAGCTTCGATGCCAGTGATCGTGAACGCATCGCCATCAAGAATGCCAGTTGTCGAGGAGACAGTGACAGTTTGATAGCGGTTGTCTACGTTCAGAACGCCTGCAACGCTGGAGGTGGTTGCCTTTGGAACGTAACGAACCTGAGCGCCGTTGGTTGCAATCGTGCGGGTTGCCGAGTTTGCATTGCAACGGTTAGCATAATCAAGCTTGTAGGTTTCAAAGCCAGCCACTGGGCCAACATACGAACGCTCGTAAGCGTTAGCAGACTTCGTGCCAGTGAACGAACGAGTCGATGTTGCCAAGTTGCCAGCCATGCCGTTATAATCGCGGCTCGACAAAGCGAGGTAACGATCTTCCGACATAACGCCCTGTTCGTTCATGATGCTGTCGCAAAGCGCGATGTCATCATAGTCGCCAGCAGCGCCGACAACTGGAACAACCAGCGTGCCTTGAGCAGCAGCCAAATCCATAACGGAAAGGTTGATATCCGAAGCAAGCTTTTGCTTTGCAGCAGCGCCCAAACGATCTTCTTGCAATGCGTCACGAAGTTCCAAAGCATTCATTTCCCATGCCGAGCAAGGGCTGAAGCCCAAGGTCGAAGGAACAGAAAGCTGGGTCATCGTTGAAACACTAGAAGCAATCGAGCTGCCGATAGTACGTGTGAACGACTGAGCGATGTATGGTTGCGGACGCCACATTGTGTCACGAGCGCGTTCCATAGTTACGCCATTGGTGTTGTAGATGTTGATGTTCTTTGACAGGATCAAAGCATCGTTGAAGCCTTCGAGGATGTTCTCAAAGGCAACAATTTCTTCTTTTGAAAAAGCGTTAGCCATATTTAATTCCCTATTCTTTCTAAATTAGGTTTTCTTTTTGTTACGCTTGTAAGCCATGACCTTTGATAAGTCTCCGGTCTTCAAGGCTTCAGCGCGTAACCGTTCAAGTTGTGAATCAATGGAGCCAGACACACGCCCACCGCTTGTGGTGATTGTACGTTCTGGCGAGGTTATCGCTCTACGGTTAGTTACTTTCAACTGAGTCTCCAGTTTTGCTACCGCAAAGGCGAACTTTACGGGGTCGGTGATTGCTGCAAGTTCTTTTGCTCGTTTGGTGCTTTTGCCAATTGCGTAGATAAGCAAAGCAGGATTGTCAGAGCCTTGTAGAACTATCCCTTGTTGCGTGACGTTGAAGGTTTCCAAAGCCGTAGCTTCAGCCTCATCATAGTCGCGCACCTTTAACGAAGATTTTGCCTTCGCATAGGAATCAAGCTTTCCTTGCCATGCTTTAGCTTCAGCATCTCGCTGGGCCGCTTCATTGGCTTCGGCTGCATCGTATTCGCGTTTATGCTCATACCATTCAGCAAGCTTTTGTTCGTACTCGTCGGAGTCATAGTCGCAACTTTCAAGCGTTGGCTTTGTCACTGCTGCTACTGGTTTGGTCTCAGTTGCTGCCGTATTTAGCTTTGCTTCCAGCTCGCGTATCTTCCGCTCTTTTTCCCGATTTGATTTACGCAATTCACGCACCCACGTTGGCGCACGAACTTCTTCATCTTGAGGTGGCGATTCCTCTCCGATAGATATTACGACTTCATCTTCGTCATCTTCTTCCTCATCATCAGCCATGTCGATGGAATTGGTCTCATCGTCTGCTTGGTCATTGATGTCTGTGTCGATGTCGATTGTGTTGATGTCGTCGTTATCCTGTTCTGCCGTTTTCATGTTTTAACCCCATTAACTCACCCAAATTGTGTGGAGGGTGGAACCACATTCGTTTGCGGCTGTATTGCAGCCCCAATCTTTTCAGCAGTCTCAATAGCGGACTTGCGTTCGTCTATATCGACGCTTGATAGCGTTTGAATTGTCTTGGCCTTCGTTTCTTCAGAACGCGCCAAGGTAAGTTCAGTGTCAGCCTGTGCCTTGATAGCCAGTGCCTGGGCCTTTGCAGCTTCAGCCATCAGGTAAGCAGTCTGTGGATCAGGTTGCACGTTTGCTTGTGCTTCCATCATCTGCTGCTGTTCTTCTTCCGTTGGCTTCAGAACGCCCATCTGGACTAGCTGCTTGCGGAAGTATTCCTTGATGTCACCAATGCCTTCACCTTCCATGTTCATGATAGCCATAGCTTGCAGAACCTGTTGGGTTGTCGGATCGGTGGTAACTTGCATCATGCCTGTAAGCGCACGCACTGTTGCGTCACGGCGGCTGCTCGACGATGGGCCAACGTCTACTGCAACGTCGAACAAGGCATCGCCCAGGTTGTTCTCATAAATGAGTTCGCCTGTTTCTTCGTCAATCTGTGGCTTCATCAGTTCAATCGAACCGACTTCTTCCATAGCGCCGACGGTTTTCATCTTACGCTTTTCTTCAACGTAGATGTCTTTCGACATTGATAGCCATATCTCACCACAGCGCCGCACAGCCTTTGCCATGTTGCTCATGTAAATGAACGTCTGCATATCTAAGCGGGTCTGGATTAGCTCTACAGCCTTGCCGCTGATACCGCTGACCATCTTGTCGGCTTGCTGGCTGCTTCCCAGTATCTCAGCCATGTCCTGCTCAGTCAGAGCAAGTAGTGCTGCCATCGCTGGTGGAATCTGTGCGGACTTGGTGTAAGCAACTGGGCCAGCAGCAGTAGTCTCGCCGTTTGGCCCTGTGATTGGATTGATTAACAGATAGGGATAATTGCGAAGGTTATCCTCTGCCCACATTACCTGATGGCCTGAGACTTGCTCTGGCATCAAGATGGGCTTTTCAATAGATGAAAGCGCACTGATCTCACCCAGCTTCGATAGCTGCATGTTCTTCAGGCGCTGTGGGTCTTTGGCTAAACGAACATGGCCCATGCAACGCTCGACATTATCGACGAACCAACGCTTGCCGTAGACAGGAACAATCGGAATGTTCTTGCCAGCGATATAACCCATATCGTCGAGGATGCCGCCACCGCTCATGATATACTTGCGGACGCGCTTACGCTTAGTACGCTTCTGGCGTACTTCTACAGTTCCAACAGCGGCTAGTGTTTCCTCTAGCGTTTCGTCTGCGTCGAAGTCTGCTTGCATATAGCGTTCTTCTTCGCCTTGAATCGTCAAGAAGATGCGGACTGTCTCACGCACTTCTTCAACGCGATAGTATTCAGCAACGAACACAACGTCAGGCGTATCCCAATCAAACTCGTATTGATGGATTACTTTGGGCCATGTAGCTGGGTCATCATTCCATTCAGCCTTGTAAGCCTCATAGGTCATGGAATACAGCACGAAACAATACTTAGCGTCAGCCTTGTCCTGGCGCTTTGCATCAAGGTCGAAGAACACGGAGCTATCAGCATCATAGATTGGTTCTATGCGGATGCGCTGACGTTCGTCCTCATCGTTTTCTTCATCTTCATACGCAGTGCGTAAACGCCATGCGCCATAGCCACCGCCGACTGCTTCTTCAAAAGCGTTGTCGTATGCTTCTTCTGCGCCGCTGTCCCGTTCGTCTGCACGATAAAGACCGTTGCACGTTTCAGTTAGCTTGTCGTTCGCTTCGCCATCTTTGCTAACAAAGTCTACAGCGATGCGGTTGTTACGATATTCGTTGATGATACGAATGACGCTAAGGTGAATCTTGTTTACCTCAAAGCGTGGTTTGTTTTCGTATTGGTCACCTAGTGGGCCTTCCCACTGCGCTCCAGCTATGGAGTAGAAGCGTCGATCTTGTAAGCACTGCAAGCGTTCATCACGCACAGATGTTTGAACACGGTCGAACTCCGTCATCGCCTGTTGATGGATGTTCTGGAACCGTTGTTCTTTATTCAATCGAGCCATTTACCACCTACTCACAGTTGCCAAAGGTTGCACATCGAAAGTCTTTGCAGGGACTGCTCGACGTATGGCCTCGCACGCATAACGTAGCGCGTCTATAAGGTGATTATCACGATCCGCAAGGATTGGCAAGATTTGTCCTGTCAAGGGGTCAGTTTTATAACTATAGCACGTTAATTCGTCGATCGTGTGTTGGCAGCGAGGGTGGACAATGATGTCATATGACTTCAACCATTCAACGCCTTCCTCTACAGACTTAGGCCCTTTGACTGCTGCCATGATCTTAGGGAAGCCGTGCTTTCTCATGTGGCTAATGGTTTCAGGTCTGGCGCTGTCAGCAACGATGGGCCACTTCTCAGAGTCAGGCACAGTAAAGAACAGGTCTGGTGTATCCATAATCTCACAGCCTACTCGATACGCTTCATGATCAACATAGATTGTGCGGCCAACAACATGGCAACGGATTAAGACTGTCGGGTCAGATGCAAAGCCCCAGTCAGCACCAAAGCGATGCGTTGCGTCCTCTGGCGTTTCAAAGTCCTCTACCTTCCAGTTACGGAATACACGCGCCTCACTGTTCGATGAATAGTTACCCAGCCAAACGTGCTTGTATTTGTCAGGGTCACGATCCCTATCGTATTCCATTTCGCCTTTAAGCACATCAGGGAACCAAGGGTTGTCTCGATAGTTTACCTGTGCAACCACAGCGTCAGGCGGTGGGCTTGGGCCTCGCAGCAGCATATCAATCGGGTCGGTGCTATTAAGCGGATTCCATGTGAACCATAGTTCGCTGTCTGGCTTACGGATTGTCG